CTTAATTACTGTATAATTATTTATATTAAACGATGGGTGACAGCGGTCACAGCGACATATTACTGCTATGTGATACGTCTTAATTGTGGAGAAGTCCGAGCCACAGCCCATAGCACACATAATAAAATATCTAGACTTCGACGTCAAGGTTTTGCTAGTATTATCGCGTAGACAATGACACGAGTAGGCCTTGGCCGAGGCACGAAAGGTCTAATGCTACGACTGATATTAGAAATTTGCTAGGTATTTTATTATGGGTGTTATGAGGTTCACATTTATTGTGGAGTAGCAACTTAATGGCTGAGGAATTCTCTAGCAGCCGCCCATCCACTTACTTGCTCGATTCGTCTATCGGTTAGGACATTGCCCTTTCACGGCAGTAAGAGGAGTTCGATTCTCCTATCGAGTACCATTTGTTGTATTGTTATGGAAGATTCCAGTGCTCGCTGGATAGTGAATCTGTCAATGACGTCCCTGGTTCGAAACACACGTTACACAGTTGTACTAAAACAAAGACTCCCTGGACGCTTGGAGAATAAGTTTTAGTCGATAAAATCAAACTCTGATACGGTGAAGGTCAGACATAACGTGACAGTACAACAAATGGTTTAAGACTAAAAATTATAGACTTGATTGTTAACTAAAACTGTTGTATAATTTATTTATAAATTGAAAAGCAATCCTTCTGACGAGCCTGTGAAACTCAGGCGAAACTCTAGTAGTAGCTGGCACACTGGGACTTTCACCCTTTCAACCTAGTGTGCCGGTTACTAGGGTCAAGGAATTAATTATTACAATTAAATCAATTTCTGGTTCGAGTCCAGTCACAGAATTTGCTCGGTCTTGCTACGAGACAAAATAACAGACAAGGTTCATAAGATAGTAGAACTAAAATCTATCAAACAGGAAAGAACCTGCCAAATACAGCTATCTTCTAACCAAGACCCGTGGTGTGAACTCGGAGATGTGAGTATGGAGTCTCACTAGCTATATCCTTATGGATGAACTTTGGTTCAGGGTGACACACCAGTAGGAACCCTAGACCCAATTGTTGTAGTGGTCGCAAAATCAACAACTGAGATAAACAGTTTCCCATCCGACTCTCTAAGTCGTTAAACTTATACTCTGGGATATCATAGGCGTTGGAAGCGTAATGACAGAAACCAGATTAAACAAGTCTAATTCGTTAACTCAAGCAAACTCCCAGATAACTACTAGGTAAGGCTTCTAACACCTATGAGTGGAGTTCGAACTTTGCAGGGGACTCGTAATCCTTAAATAACCTGTATATAGACTATATAATCTCCGTAAGCTATGTATGAGAAGGCCGTCTTAACCCGTCAAAGCCACATATCAAGAAACGTTAGGCAATTATGGTGATGTAAGCCCTATGTGAGATAAAAACACGCTGTTTAGCTAAAGTACGTACCGTGTTCAAAAGCCCCTTCAAGACTTGCTCTTGGGGGCTTTTGTTTTTGCAGAAAAAATTGCGGCAAAAAAATTTTTAGTATTGACAGAGTATACTAATAGTGGTATAATAGGGCAAACTAGAGGTACCAAATGAATTCTTCACCTATATATGTTAAAGAGTTAGAAATGTTAATACTTAATACCCTACTGCCTGTTTACGAGAAACATCAAAGAGCAGCAGGAGTAGTTAATCCTTTACAGGGTATTAACCCTAATTTGTTAAAACAGATTAAAGCAAAGAAACAATTAGCTGCGTTACTAAGGGCTCAAGAAAAATAAACTTGACCCCCACGAAGAATTCGGGTATAATTATTTATTGCGCAGGATTTGAGTGTTGCCTGCGTTCATCAAGTCAAACCTAACCCTTACAATTCATCATCGAAACTAAACCCTGCAAGGTTTGGTGGGACAGACTGAATGTAGTGTAGTAAGTCTCATTGCAGTGAGCATACACGGTAATTCCTCTTAGGAGGGATTATTATAGTATTTTATGAATACTATATTAATCCTTAACTAAATAAATATCATGACACCAGAGCAAGAATTAAAAGTAATATGGCCCAAATTAAATAACTCATGGCCTTTTCCTACTCAAAAGCCTGAAGAAGGGGCTAAGCGGGAAAAACCTCCTGTGCCTGCTATGACCGCAATTAGCACTACCTCAACAGAGTCTCTACTAGCCGGATCCAATGGAACTTCTCACAGCACTATACCAGTCCCTCAAGGTTGGGGTACTGTTGCGATTACTGGTAGTACCCTCAACAATACTACTCTTAATGGTAAAAAAGACTCCACAATTGCAGTCCTAGATGAGCGAGCAAAAAATTACGGTAAGTTTATGGACATGGCACAAATTACACAGAGCTTTAAAGATATTTTGCACACGGCGCCAAGCTGGAAAACAATGCAAGCGGATCAACAAGAGAGCCTGGAAATGATTGTGCATAAAATTGCACGTATTCTAAATGGCCGCCCAGATTACGCAGATAGTTGGGTAGACATTGCCGGATATGCTCGGCTAGTGGGTGACCGACTAGAAAAAGGCATCATTAGATAATTTGAACTGGCCCAGCAACAACATAATCACAAATTAGATATAACAGGATTAAGTGTTGCTTGGGCCAGGCTCTAACTTAAGTTAATAGTGTGAGCTACGCACAATCAGTAGCAAATTAATTAAATAGGAAATAATATGATAAATCCAGCAACAGGTTTAGAAATGACTTTAGCAGATAGTTTAACTGCTATAGAGTATGAAAAGCTACGCGAAGAAAGATACGCTGAAGACCATGCAGCTAATGCCGTATGGTCTGAAGAACAATTAATGTGGGTTGCTTCCGCAGGAATTACAGCAGCTCCAGTAGAAGTTTCAGCTCCAGTCGCAGCTCCAGTCGCAGAAGAAACTCCAACAGATCAAGCCGAATAATATTAACTTGACAACATAGTTAATATTTAGTATAATAATTGCTATGTTTAATCAAAATCAAAAACGCATTGGTTTTGCGTGTAAAATTCAAACCAAAGAGTCCACAGACCTAGCTAGTTGTCAGACTAAAGGTACTACCATCACCTGGCTAAGTAAGCAGACTAAAACTAAAGCCTCTGACAGGCTTTGGGAAATCACTCGTCAAAATATCAAAGCTCTTGAAAATCAGATTGATTGGGTTGCACAGCAGCCTGCAAATCAACGTTGTTTTCGACTAAGCTCGGATATTCTTACTGCTTACTCTCACGACGACTGGATGTGGTTCTACTTCGAACCTGAAGTTGTTCAGTTTCTAGAAACCAATCTTAAACGCATCGGCGATAAGATCAGGGCCAACGATATCCGTGCTAGTTTTCACCCAGGTCAGTTCTGCGTGCTAGCCTCTGGTGACGAAGCAGTAGTAGAACGATCAATTATTGAATTCGAGTACCATGCTGACCTTATCCGGTACATGGGCTTTGGCAAAAAGTTTCAGGACTTTAAATGCAATGTACACATCGGCGGCAAAGCAGGTCCAGATGGTATTAAGCGAGTAATGCGTAAATTAAGTCCCGAGGCTCGTAACTCTTTGACTATTGAGAACGCAGAGTTTACTTGGGGTCTTGATCACAGTCTTGAACTAGTAGATACTTGCGCTCTTGTACTAGACATTCACCATCACTGGATTAATTCAGGTGAGTACATTGAACCAACCGACCCTAAGTTTCAGCAAATTCAGGAATCCTGGCGTGGTGTTAGGCCCATTATCCACTACTCAGTTAGCAGGGAAGACGTACTAGTAGATCACTGTAAGCAAACCCGACCAGACCGTAACGAACTCAAGTCTCAGGGATTTACTGCAGCTAAACTACGAGCGCACTCAGAATTCTACTGGAATGAGCCTTGCAATCACTGGGCTCTTAGTTTCTTGCCCTATGCAGACATAATGTGCGAATCCAAGCAGAAAAATACTGCCTCCAGCAAACTAGCCGAAATGGTTATAGCTTAATACCTGGCGTTAGTACAATGGATAGTACATAGAGCTTCTACCTCTAGAATGTGGGTTCGATTCCTGCACGCCGGACCAAATAAATTCAAACTTGAATTGTTTGTCTGAATCAGATATAATAATGTCTGATTTGGAGAAATAATATGGCTGGTTATACACGAGAGTTTCTGATTGATGCCTTTGTTAGCCGATACGAGTGCCTTGGGCCTGAACTAGCTCAAAAGCAACGTGTGTTGGCCGAGAAGACCTGGGATCTTATGAGCAAAGAGAAGTTCAGGCAATATTGTAGCCTAGATGCAGAAGCAATTAAACTCTATAAACAGTCTAAACACTAAGAGTCCCGCCACGCTTGCCGTCACGTTCCCTAGTGACAAGCAGCGCACCCCGGCGAGGCGGGTGAAAGCCCCGTCGCTAAAATGAGCCTTCGCCGCTGTAGAGAAGGTACTCGGATGTAAGATACAGTGGGGCCGTCGCCCTCAGTAATAAGACAGTATAGAGGCACTTTAGGGAGTGCCCCTATATTTAAGGATAACTTTCTGGTCTCTTTGGACTGAGATAGCCTATGTACTCCAAAGCATAGGGTAGACTGGTGTAAGTATCCTTAAATATAGGCCGGTAGCTTAACATGGCTAGAGCGCAATCCGGACTACAATACCTTGAACGTAAATATGTTGACCCTGGGCCACCGCAATGGTACATTCAACTGATAGTTCAGCCTGAGTTCGAATACATGGCCCAGTATTGTAGAATTAATGAGGTGCAGGTTCGATGCCTGCCTGGCCTACCAAATTTTTCTGAGGTATGCAAAGCGTACCACCTAGCCCATTGGCAATAAATATTGCGAACCTAAAAATACGGGCGCAGTATACCTCAGATTCCCTTTTACGGAGGTCGAGAAGCATTGGTGACTTCAGCAGACTGTAAATCTGTCGCCTCAGGCATACGGGGTTCGAATCCCTGGTCCTCCACCAGTGTTTTAGCTACATGAAAAAGTTATGGAGCTTATGGGCTAAAGCCCTAGGTGAAAAAACAGGTGATAATACGCAAGCTGACAGAGTTGCCATTATCCGTACCTGTATTGTACTCTGTTATATTATAACTAATCTTTTTATCATTGCTGGAGTTATCCGACACTGGTAAATTATGCCCCGATGGTGGAATTGGTAGACACGCTGGTCTTAGAAGCCAGTGCCGAAAGCATCCGAGTTCGAGTCTCGGTTGGGGCACCACATATCCGAGTGTAGCGCAGCCTGGTTAGCGCATCTGCTTTGGGAGCAGAGGGTCGTGAGTTCGAATCCCACCACTCGGACCAAATTAAAGAAAGGTGCTACTATGTTAGTAGACAATCTAAAAACCCTGCAGGGTACTTCGCTTTGCTTCTACTTAAAGTTAGCAAACTTTCACTGGAACATTGAAGGCCCTGACTTCACACAATATCACGAATTTTTAGGTGATTTCTATGGTGATGTATATGGAACCATCGATCCTATAGCTGAATATATCCGTGCACTTAATAGCTATGCCCCAGGCAGCTTATCCAGAATGCAGGAACTTAGTATTCTAGAAGACTATAATGGTCCTCAGATTAATTCGAATCAAATGTTTACTATCGTATATAACGATACTACAACTCTTATAAACTATTATAAAGATACTTTTGATATTGCAACTCAAGAACGTGAGCAAGGAATTGCCAACTTCTGTGCAGATCAACTAGATAGTTTAGAGAAACGCTTATGGATGATTAGAAGCATCCTTAAAACTTCTATGGCTTAATGCCAAATGGGCTGATAGTGATAATGGGAGCACAGTGGCTTTGCAAGCCTCGGGTCGGGGTTCGATCCCCCGTCGGTCCACCACTTTTACACACACTTAAGGAAACACTATGTTTACACCTGAATTTTATATTGATTCATTTCAAGCCACCAAAAAGGCTATTACTAACCAAGTCTTTACTGACCCTAAACTGAACAAGGCTGCACAAAAGTTTATTGATGCACAAACCCAGTTTGCGAAGGTTCTAGTTCAGAACTCCATTGACATGAGCAAGTACATTGTTGACGGATTCTCTGGATTTGGTACTAGTACAGCAAAGGCGGTGAAAAATGACTAAGTCGCCTTTTGAAATACGTGCAGACCTAATCAAACTTGCACAAGAGCACCTAGAAAAGCAGTACATGGCTAACCTGAAATTTGCAACTGAGTCTCATATGAGAATGGTTGAAGCAGGTATGTCTGCAGTTGACGCTATGCCTAAAGTTCCCTACTTCACAGCAGAGGACATTCTCAAGCAGGCTAAAGAGTTCTACTCCTTTGTGTCAACAAAATGAGCTTATTTTCATTCGTTAAACAGCTCTTAAAGAATGAAATGCCATTACAAAAATACATAGAAAATCACAACCCAAAGTCAGTTTATGACGTTGAGCGTTTAGAGCGTAAGTATCAGCAGTTAATTAAGACTCGTCATACTTATATCTAAAATATATTCCAGAGTAGCACAGCGGTAGTGCAGTTGACTGTTAATCAATTGGTCGTAGGTTCGATCCCTGCCTCTGGAGCCACCTACTTCTCCCTCCCAGAGGGAGATTTTATAACTGTGAATGAGAAAGTCAGGACAGAGCCCATCTACTAGGGTATAAACCGGCCTATAGTTTCTGAGTCCACGAAACACAAAGCCTTGAAACACAGGTATAGGTGAAGCGTCTAGCTTCTTAAAATCATAGTAGAACAGTTATAAAATTAAACCAACCACGAGGACTAAATGATCAAACTTCACGAATTTTTGAATGTTATTAGATACGAGATTGATGATAAAGCATTCTTGAATAATTCCATCTATACTCAAGAATCTAGCATGGTATGTGAAGTTACATCAGGCACTCCTGAGTACTATATTACCTGCATTTTTGATGCGGTAAGTCAAGAAGTTTTTGAGATCTCAGTTGAAGACTACGAGCGCAAGCGTTACTATCGTTGGATTCAGGAAGACTTCCGAGATCTTGAACAATCTAATCGTAGCTGGGCAGGTACTGAGTACTCCCTGCTGGAGGTAGCTGAGGATATCTTGGACAAAGCAGATGCCATTGTAGAAGGCCGTGACTATGATAGCCGAGTCCGAGTTCCCTTAGATCTTTCCGACGAAGACTTTATGTTTCTTGCCAAAGCTGCTCATGACCGAGACATTACCTTAAACGCAATGGTAGAACAAGTATTAAAAGCAGCCCTAGAAAATGTAATTAAGAACGAGAAATAGTCATGCCTTGTATTAAATGCAGTAATGGTAAATGGAAATATGGCGAACATGGTAATTGCCAGTTTGATACCTTAAAAGCGTGTCAAGCTGCGGCAGCAGCTATTCATATTCAAGAAGAAGCAAAGAAGCCTAAAAAACCTGCGGGTGCTATTCCTCAGCAGCCCGAAGGCCCTCATGTTCCGGCCATGCCTAGCAAGGCAGAACCCAAGAAACGTAAACCTAAATCTTGAAGTGTTTCCCGCTGGTGTAATGGCAGCACGTGGGTCTCCAAAACCCTTGGTCGCGGTTCGAGTCCGTGGCGGGAAGCCATATTTTAGCATTATCAAGCCTTAACTCCACGGTGGTACCTAGTTTGCTAGCGGCGAACGGGTCTGGTAAGAAGCCCTGGTACCTGATAGTGCTAAAATATGGCTATATATAAGCATTGAGTAGGGTGGTAAGTAGGCTGTTCTCATACGGCCGAGGACCGGAATTCCCGACCTAGGAACACTAGGAATGCTTATATATAGTTGTATGAAGCAAAAAGAAAAGTGTCTTGGACGCGGGTTCGACTCCCGCCACCTCCACCAAAAGCACATTGTGTCACACTTAGTCTGGGTTGACGACCTAGAGTGTGCTTCTGATGGGGGTGCCATGGTTTCGACAGGGCAACGAGTAACAGAGTGGACAACTCAGCAGACAAGCTGTAAAAACAACATAAAATAAACGCAAACGATGAAGTTTTCGCATTGGCCGCCTAAACGCCGCCTAGGGTAAGACATACCTCGTAACAGAAATTCACTACCTGCCCAGGTTCGCCTCGGCAGGTTTTCCCATTTTCTCCTTGACATATGGAGGGACAACTATGGATCCCATTACCATAGGAGCAACATTTGCTTTAGCTCAAGCAAGTGTACGAACAATTAAAGAAGCACTTAAATTAGGAAAAGACATATTTGAAGTTAGTGGTGATATAACTACTTTCTTTTCAGCACACAGTCAGATTAATACTGAATTAATAAAAGCTGAACAGGCACAAAGAGATTCTTTACGAGAAGGTAGACAAAAAGATTACTACGAAATAACAGCTATAGCTCTAGACATTGCCATAAAACAACGACAAATTGTAAAAGACGAAGCAGAAATTAAAACTATGCTTATATGGTCTGGAAATGGGGATGTATACCACGCAATGATAAAAGAAAGACTAAGGCTAGAAAAGGAACAGGCATTAGCCCAGAGTAAAATTCTATCTGAAAAAATGGTTAACGAAAAACTCAGACAAGAAAAACTAGAAGTACAAAAAGATATTGCAATAGCAATAGGTATAATATTAATAGTGGCTGTTCCTTTTATAGTATTAGTTCAATGGGGTATCGATCAAGGCTACTGGGCCAGTGGCAAGAACGATCCCAGAATAGTATATCAAACGCAAAAAATACGGTAGGATTTAATCGGTTCCTATAATATAACACTGATTTAACTAAACTAAGGATTTTTATGTTCAAAAAGATTGCAACTGCAACGTTAGTTCTTGCTGCTGGTTTTGCCAATGCTGCTGATTATGTAAGCATTGACGTTGACCAGGTTAAGGGTGCTAATGGCGCAGGCTATAGTCAAGCACAATATGTACGTGCTGGTAAAGAAATTGCTGGAATCCAGTATGGCCTTCAGAGTCGTACTAGTATTTCTGATGCTGGAGGTATGTTCAATAGCTTAGAACTAACTGCTGGCAAAGCTATCGGTGCTTTTACTCCCTTTGTTGGAGTTGGTCGTGATAA